TATATGACTTTAAGGAACCATTTACATTAACAGGACTGACAAATAATTTAGGGTATTCACCCACAGATTTATATGTGACGGTATTATTAAGAAACGGAAATGGTTATTTTAATTATCCACCTAAAGTCGGATGGAAATTCAATTTTCACGATACTTGGTTAGATACACATTTTAGTGGTGACACATCCGAAGAAATTTCAATGGGAACTGGAACCACGATAACAAGTAACTTATCCGGTACAACATATATAGCAGGAAACATTTTAACAACAGGAACAAGTGGTTTAACAGGTGCATTTGTTGAATATAATGAAAGTGAATTAAAAGAAAGAATAATAAGTGAGGCATTTCATAAATTCACAGCACCAACCACAATTTTCGACCACGGACAAAATGATAGTTCAGTTTTTTCTGGTTCATCGGTAAACAATTTACACGGATTATATTATCAACCTTACCATAGGGTTAAAATAAGACAATTATCTCCGTATATAGAAACATCTGATACAGATGAAATAATTGATTTACCTGAAAATGTAAAATATTTTGAAAATGAAGGTGTTTGGAAATGGAGAGACTTGTATGATCAAGGATTTGTTGATCAAGATGGTTATGGGACTAATTATCCGTTCATAAACAATACACATTATATAAAACACGATATAAACTTCTATTTAAGAAATGAGAAGGATTATACGAATAAATCTGATGGTTTAAAGAAATTTGATAGTAATAATATTTGTTAATGAAAATATTAAGAAAAAATATTGACCAAAATATAATACTAAACAAAGAAGACATCTTTAAGACGGATCTTGGTTGGCAGGATAATGCTCAAGAAATGGAAAAAGAAGTTCTCACGAATATTATAAATCCTGTTCAAAATTTTGAGACTGTTAGGTATATTCATAAACCATACATAGGTGGTACAGGAATTTTACAAACAGACATATTGTTTAAATTTTGGTTTATTAGTGGTAACACTTATGTACAAGATTACGAACCTACAGGTTTAAGTGCTAGAGAAAATGCTTTAATGTTAAAACAAACAACAGAAAGTTTCTTTAGATTAGAATTTTTTAAAACCCCAAACGGAGATTCACCAAATAGATCAAATAGAAGATTGGTTTTTGCAAAAAATTTATCTCTACCATTGGGTGAAAAATACTATTATACAACCTTAAATGATTATATTTTTAAACCTGTTTTTATAGGATCTAACTATAGAAATAAGGAAAATATGTACTTGTTTTGGTTTCAAGACGATTCGGCATTAAATGAGGAAACCCTAACAGGTGATACTTTTTATATGACCGCAAAGTTTTTCAATGCCGAGGATGGGTCGATTACTGATTTTACAAATAAACCATTTATTAACGGATTTGATGAACCATCATACCTATCAAGAATAGGAACAACATCAAACCCAATTTTATTTTATCAAAGAGGAATTCCAAATCCAACACAAGAGGTTAATGAAGATAATGACATGTATTATTGTGTCAAACTAAAAAGAAACGATATTGAATATGGATATGTGTATGATATAGGGTGTAGTAATTGTTTATTTAGTGGAGGAACGGTTAGTTTAAGTACATTTACTCCCACACCAACCCCAATTATTAACGCAACCCCGACCCCAACTATTACTCCAACAATTAACGCAACATTAACCCCAACCATCACACCAACAAATACCATTACACCGACTATTACTATCACATCAACACCACTATCACCGGCGGTAACATTTAGTGTTAGTAGTGGACAGAATACTAGTAGTTCGGGAACCGGAAGTAGTACGTTTAGCCCAACGATAACAGTAACAAATGGTACCGTCACGATTAGGTTGAGTGTGACGGTTCAAACTGGTTACCAAGGAGACACAACAATAACAATACCTGGTGGAGGTAGTTTTTCACCAACCGTAGCACAAGGAGCATTAGATAGTACATTTGTTGATTTTACTCTTGGTGTTGGTACATACACTAGCGTTGTGTGGGAGGTTAATGCAATATCTGACGGGACATTTACTGTAGTAACTTCAACATTGTCACAAGTTTAAAAAATGAGAAAGAATAGATACGAAATATTAAGAAAAAACATTGTTAGTGGATCTTTAGTGTCAATAACAAGTCAAAATTGGTATGATAATAATGGTAATTTAATACCATGGTCAGGTAGTATTTACATTGGACCAAACATCGGAGACGGTATATATAATTTCACGGGTAGTGTCGATAATAAATATTCAAGTAACGTTACTGAAGGTCATTACAAATGGAACGGAACCACTTGGGTTTCAACACCATTGAGTGGATTATCTGAAAGTTATAATTTACCAATTTTCTTAGAAAGTATGGTGGATGAAATGGGTGTTATGGTTGGTTCTGATGGTGACATTGAACAAGTGGAACAATTGTGTAATTTTTCTTACACACAAACAGGAAGTACAATACAAATATATAATACCGTAAACCCGGATAAATTGAGAAAAATTGTTGAACAAACCTATACAATAAATTGGGGGGATGGAAGTACATCGGGATTAACTGTAAACGATGGTGTAATAGGTAATATTCTACCAACAATTTCACACACATACTCAACATATAGTGGATACACTATAACAATTACTTTAGATGCACCGTGGATAAGTCAAAAATTAAGTAAACAGGTTACAATACCACAAGATATAACACAAGATTTAATTGGTGAATTTATATATACGGGCACAAGTTTACCATATTTTAATTTACCTTCTGAATATTATTTAGAAAGTGGTAGAACACAAAATTATTTAAATGACTTAGAATATAACCCACCAACAGGATATACTGAATTTACTTATTTGGGGATTGGTGGCAGTAGAATTGTAGAAAAAATAGAATATGGTACGAATAGTGGTAGTACAATAACCACAGGTACAGATTCGACAGGAAATTATAGTGGATACAGTTTTACATATACAGGAAACACCACAGGAACAACTGTTGTAAATTATAGAGATTATGATGATGGAACTACACTAATAACAGGTAATACCACGGGATTTACAAAAGAGGAAATTATAAATCAAATGATAACTAGAAATGAACATTTCTTAGGATTTGTTGATGATCCCACCATTTATTCTGACATTTTTGTGGAAAGAGGAAAACAAGGTGTAATGGAAAAAACATTTAGACTCAGTGAGATAGATAATATGGGAGAATTAGATGTTTACGGAAATGGTTATTTTAAAATACGAAAACAATAAAAATTATATTTATTAATAAAAAGATATGGCAGTAGGTAGTTACGGAACAATTAGACCGGCAGATGTGTCTCCAGCTGATGCGGAAATACTTCTTCATTATGTACCAAATAGATTATCAACGGCGGAAGTAACTTTAACAAAATTATCTTCTGAAGACATTTTAACGCCAATTTTTCACAATAGTGAAACTACCACCGAAACCACGGCACAAGATACAGAATTATTAGGTGGATTATATAACTTAAAATTATCTTCTGATACTTTTTCTGATTTAGGGATTTATACATTACAAATTAGACCAAAACAAATTAGAACGTCAATCACCGACTGTGGTATTTTGGCGTCTTTACCTTCTGTTAGAGGATTAGTAATCGATTTATCAAATGTTTCCGATGAAGATAGAGGAAAATTTACTCCACAAGGATTAATTGGATATAGAATTGAATATTTGAATGACGACTCAACTAAAGTCACTAATTTTTATAGAATTGTAACCTCGTCGTTTTATTGTACTCCTGTTATTTCTAACTTAACAAGTTCAACTCAGAAGGCAATTAGATATCAATATAGTAATAGTGTTTCTAATTTATTGTTCTTAACCGTAACCCCATCATCCGCACCGTCAAGTAGACCTAATGTGGTTCCATTTATAGGTCAACCTGGACAAAATATAATATTAACAAATACATACTTCAATCCAACTACAATCGAGATTGAAATGGTTGAACATGATGCATCGACATTAGCACATGCACTTTACGGTAATCAAAGTAAAGCGGTTTCTTCTGGTATATATACCATTTATGATAACAATAACGATAACAGTATCTACAAGCAGTATAACCTATATGAAGTTAAAGACGAATTTAACGAAACACTTTATGAGGTTAGAGAAGAAAGAGCTGATATCGATGAGACATTAAACTTTGATGATATCACACAATAATGGCAAGAAGAAAAGTTCCAAGTCAGGCGGCAACTGGTGCAGAAACGTTTAGTGATAGTTTAGTTGGTAGACAAATTACCGATGGTACTAGTCAATTGACTAATACGAACTTTGCTATTGATAGATCAATTCCCGAAAGAGACTCTAAAACATTTAGGACGGGTAACTTTTCAAATTTTTTAACATTAGATGATTTACAAGACGAAAAATTCAAATCCTTAGAAACCGAAAAGGAAGAAAACAATCAAATAAAATTTAAAACATCAAAAGATGATGCAAATAAATCTTTATTTGGTTCTCTAAAAAATAGAGTTGGAGTTTCAGTTAAAAACATAATACAAAAATTTCCTGCAGCTATTTTAATCGATAAAGATAGTACTACAAGGCAATCTGATTATACTGCAGAAAATATTACATTTGATATTAGTTTAAATAATACACAATTTGAGGTTGATTTTGGTAGATTATACAACCCATTTGATGTTTTATTTATTAAACCGAATAGTCAAGTCGACCCAAACCAAACTAATACATTAAGAAATTTTTATTCTTCATATACAAAATATGTCATAGAAATTAGTGGTGTTACTTACGACATTATAAATTATACCGAACCAAATACTGATAATAGAATTGTATTAAAAGTAGTTGGTAAACCATTTGGGCCATCAATAAACTATAATGAAAATATATTATTAAAACCAAATGACGGTTTAATTGAAGATTTTTTTAGTGGATTAGATGATTTAGAACAATGTTTATTAGATAGAGACACCAATCCAAAATACACAGCAACATTTAGTGTACCAAAAGATAGTTTAGATCAATCTGAAACAATACTATCTGATGTGGAGGTATCATGGCCAATTTCTAAAGACGGTTGGAATTTGAAAATTGTTGGATTAGAATATGATTTATATATACAACAACTTTCTGGATTATCAGAAGAAGTAGACGACTACAAATCTAACTTATTTGTTAGATTTATGTCTTCACCACAATTATTTGAATTTGATACCGAAGACAAAAAAACAGAAGCAATATTTCAACTGTATGGTCATAGTTTTGACAAAGTAAAAAAATATATTGAAAATATTGCTTACATGAGAAATGTAAGTTATGATACTATAAATAATTTGCCTGATGTTTTATTAAAAAATCTAGCAAATACGTTAGGTTTGTCTACTGTAAATTTATTCAACGAAAAAAAATTAGAAGAATTATTATTCACAAAACAAGATACACAATATTCGGGTTTAACAAGTGGTAAAAACATTATAGATGCTGAATATGAATTTTATAGAAGATTACTTGTTAACTTATCACACATTTATAAATCAAAAGGAACTCGACAATCAATTGAATTCTTTTTAAAATTTTTAGGTGCACCTGAACCATTAATCAGGATAAACGAATTTATATATCAAGTTACATCATTACCAAAATCATTTGATTTAGACGGTGACATTTATGATGTTATTTCGGGTACAAGAATATACAATGTAGCAACATTTAATGAAACAGAATTTACCTATAGTATAACAACAACAACAGGATCAACAACTTTTACTTCTACATCATATCCTGTTGAAGAGGGAACAAAACTCCCTAAAACCGCATATGATGAAGCGTCAAATACTTTTTTCCAAAAGGGTGCTGGTTGGTATGATATAACATTAGACCACAGATCGGTGGATATTATAGACGACGAAAATTCTACATTAACCGGAAGAACTAAAACAATTAAAACTAAAAATAAGTCATTCACATATGGTGAAGATTATTTTGATGTTTATAGAAATTTACCTGGTTTAGATACTGGTTATGATATTGTTAGTAAACAAGACAACCAACAAAGAAAAATTGTTGATGATAGTTCACCATTCATATTCAATAGAAAGAATATTGAAGTTTACTTATCATCTGCTAATGCAATTAACTATGATATTTGGAGAAAATCTAGAGAATTAGAAATATCATTTGGTAGTGCAACATTAGAACCACAGACAGGAATTACTTTTATTGAATTTATTAGTAAAACATTAAGTAACCAGATTACTAATTCACATTTAATAAAATACAAGAAAAATTACATAAAACTTGAAGATATATACCAAGACTATGTCACATCTACTCAATTTACACCATATAATTTTCCAGATGTAAATGAGTTTATTGTTAAAATGGGTCCATATTGGACACAAGTTTTGGATCAAATCATACCATCTACAACTTTGTGGACAGGTGGTAATTTAATTGAAAATAATGTTTTTGGTAGACCGAAATACAAATATATCAAACCATGCCAACCAGTAGAAATAATTGAAGAATTGTATCCGGACTTCGAATCATTAATTAATGAAATTGAATCCGATGTAAGTGATTCGGAATATGGTGATATTGGTATTACGGATACAAATAAAAACGGATCAATAAGATTTTTTCCAGCGTTTGAAATTGATGGTGTAACATATTCAGGTGAAACGAATAATACAGATCACTACGCTTTACTAAGTGGATGTACAACTGTTTCAGGTATCGCAGCACAATTATATAATGAATGTCTACCCGATATGTCTGATTTCAGTTTAAATCCTGACATAGTTGAGTTACAATCTTTGTGGTTGACTGCTACTGAAAATGTTATTGATTATATAAATGAAAATTCACCATTTGAAATACCCAATACTATAACCAATTCAACAGGAGGAACAACTGGTTATACTACAATTGATATTTTTTCTCATGAAATTTTTACAGATGAATTTGGTGTAAAGAAAATAAAATTTAAATCATATAAGTATGGTTATAACGATTGTACTATTGGTGATTTACTCTTTAAAGTAATTTCAATAGAGTACAACGGACCCGCTTATTGTGATTTTAGTGGTGGAACGGCAAATGAAGTTGAGTACAATTGTAATTTTAGTGGTGGAACCGCAAATGAAGTAAGCGGGACTCCAACTCCAACCCCAACAATAACTCAAACCATCACACCAACGTTAACCCCAACCCCAACATCAACAATTACACCAACGTTAACTCCAACCCCAACATCGACAATTACACCAACGTTTACGTTAACACCAACTATCACTGTTACTCAAAGTGTAACACCTACCCCAACCCCAACCCCAACTCAAACTATTACACCAACATTTACTATAACACCAACATTTACTATTACACCTACTGTAGATTGTGACTTCACTGTTGATGTAACCTATGTTGCTCCAACCCCAACTCCAACCCCAACTCCAACTAATACTATTACCCCTACGTTCACCATTACACCAACCATAACACCAACATTCACTATTACACCAACATTAACACCTAACTGTGATTTCACAGTTCAGGTAAATTATATTGCACCAACTCCAACACCGACATCAACTCCAACTCAAACTATTACACCAACATTTACTATTACTCCTACAATAACACCAACATTTACTATAACCCCAACTTTAACACCTGACTGTGATTTTACAGTTAGTACTGATTATGTTGCACCAACACCGACTCCAACACCAACACCAACGTTGACCATTACACCAACATTTACTATTACACCAACTAATACTATTACACCAACTTTTACACAGACTTTAACACCAACATTTACTATAACCCCAACATTAACACCAGCATGTGACTTCACTGTTGATGTAACTTATATTGCACCGACCCCAACACCAACCATTACACCAACCATTACCCCAACTAACACTATTACTACAACTAATACAATCACCCCTACATTTACATTAACTCCAACATTAACACCTACCCAAACTGTAACTCCGACGTTCACCATAACGCCGACACAAACTATAACACCAACTAATACTATTACACCTACACAAACTATAACACCAACTAGTACCATTACACCTACATTTACATTAACGCCAACCATAACACCAACACTAACACCAGCTTGTGATTTCACTGTTGAGGTTACATACATCGCACCTACACCAACCCCAACCGTAACCCCAACATTTACATTAACACCGACATTAACCCCTACCCAAAGTATTACGCCAACTAATACTATTACACCTACTCAAACTATAACACCAACTATAACGCCTACCCAAACTATTACACCAACTAATACTATTACACCTACCCAAACTGTAACACCAACGTTTACATTAACACCGACATTAACACCAACTCAAACAATTACTCCTACACAAACTATAACACCAACATTTACATTAACACCAACCATAACACCAACATTGACACCAGCATGTGACTTCACTGTTGATGTAACTTATATTGCACCGACTCCAACACCAACCATTACTCCTACATTTACATTAACCCCAACATTAACACCTACCCAAACTATAACACCAACTAATACTATTACACCTACCAGAACTGTAACTCCAACAATTACACCAACACAAACAATTACACCAACTAATACAATAACACCTACTCAAACTGTAACGCCAACCTTTACATTAACACCGACATTAACACCTACCCAAACTATAACACCAACACAAACGATTACACCTACTCAAACTATTACACCAACCATAACTCCAACTTTAACACCAGCATGTGATTTCACAGTTCAGGTAAATTATATTGCACCAACTCCAACTCCTACTATAACACCAACATTTACATTAACACCAACTTTAACTTTAACACCAACACAAACAATTACCCCGACGATAACTCCAACGTTTACAATTACACCAACAATTGATTGTTCATTTGAAGCATCATTTACTGAATATTTACCCTCGGTAACACAAACACCAACTATTACTCCTACAATGACGATTACCCCAACACCATTACCGATATCGGGATTAACTTGGACAACATTTACAAATACAACAGGATTTACTCAGTGCTCTGATGCTGGGTGGACTATATCTAATTTGAATCAAACAATTAGATATGATATATCTGACTCGCTTAACTGTGGAGGTACGTGTAATCAAGTTCAGATAGGATGGGCGGAAGCAACAATTACGGTTGGACCACAAAATACTAATATGTCATTAGACTTTAGTGGTATTGCGGAATTACAAGATAGTAATTTTGAAAACATTCTATTTAAATTAGATGGTACCCAAGTTGCTAAGGCAACATCACAAGACTTAAATCAAGGATGTGCAATGGGTCCCGTGATAAAAACATTTACTGTTCCATCACCATATCTACTATTGGCTGGAACAACACACACACTTAGAATTGAGTTTACAACTAATGATGCATTATATCACGTAAATTCATATTACCAAGTTGAATTAGGATTTAATACAGTATAATTAATATAGATGGCAAGATATTTTCACATATTGATAACAGGAGGGACGTCACCAGGACCATATTCAGTGTATTATGATTCAGTGAATCCTTCTAACTACGCCACTAGAGTTAGTACAAATGATAATGCGTCAGGAATTACATATAGTGATATAACAACAAGCCCAGGTGTTGATGTTTTCGTACCTGATAGTACTGTTAATGTTATTTTATATAATGAATCATGTTTCACTGATATTACATTCTACGCTCCAACTCCAACCCCTACCATTACACCAACATTCACATTAACACCGACATTTACATTAACACCAACTCAAACAATTACACCAACACTAACGCCAACCAGAACTATCACACCTACACAAACAATCACCCCTACACAAACTTTAACACCTACATATACACAAACTATTACACCAACATTTACTATAACCCCAACATTAACACCAGCATGTGACTTCACCGTTAATGTAACTTATATTGCACCAACTCCAACTCCTACTATAACACCAACATTTACTGTAACACCAACCTTAACTTTAACACCAACTAGAACTGTAACTCCAACAATTACACCAACTAGAACGATTACACCTACACAAACTTTAACACCAACACAAACCATTACACCAACTAGAACAATTACACCTACACAAACTATTACTCCAACCATAACACCAACTAGAACCATTACACCAACTTTAACACCAGCATGTGATTTCACAGTTCAGGTAAATTACATTGCACCAACCCCAACCCCAACCATTACTCCTACAATCACACCAACTAGAACTATAACACCAACTATTACACTAACACCTACTAGAACCATAACACCAACACTAACACCAACCAGAACGATTACACCCACACAAACCCTAACACCAACCTTAACACCAACCAGAACAATTACACCTACCCAAACTATAACACCAACATTTACTCTTACCCCTACTAGAACTATTACCCCAACACTAACACCAACCAGAACTATTACACCTACCCAAACTTTAACACCTACTAGAACTTTAACGCCAACAATTACACCAACATTAACACCAGCGTGTAACTTCACAGTTCAGGTAAATTATATTGCACCAACTCCAACACCAACCATTACTCCAACTTTAACACCAACTAGAACAGTCACACCAACTATAACAATCACACCTACTAGAACCATAACACCAACTATAACTCCAACCAGAACTATTACACCTACACAAACTATAACTCCAACCAGAACCATTACCCCAACAATCACTCCTACTAGAACTATAACACCAACGTTTACAATAACACCAACTCAAACTATTACCCCAACTAGAACCATTACTCCAACAATCACACCAACTAGAACTATAACACCAACTATAACTCCAACCATAACACCAACAATAGCACAAATTACAGGAACAATTTCTCAAACAAATATTTCATGTAATGGTGGTAGTAACGGTTCAATAACGGTTTCAAATGTTACGGGTGGTAGTGGTGCACCGTATTCTACTAAACTAAATGCGGGTGGAACTTATCAAGTTTTAACAACTAGTAGAACATATAGTTCGTTAGCCTCTGGTGGTTATACAATTTACATAAAAGATAGTGCGGGTGCGGAAAGAACATACTCCGTAACATTAACACAACCAACAGCACAATCTGCAACATTAACCGTCACTCAAAATGATAGTGGTTCATGTACAGGACAAGTTCAAGTTTCATCAAGTGGTGGGGTTTATCCAAAAACATATAAATTATATCTTGATTCAAGTGCACCATATACAACTTGCGGTGGAACACTTGTAACAACAATTACAGGAGTAACCGAAGCGGCAGCAACACAAACAATTTCAGATTTGTGTGCTGGTGGTTATTGTGTTGAGGTCACAGATGCAAATGGTTGTATAACAAACAGTGGTGTTACTGAATTAATCAGTACATCAGGTTTTGTAACATTATCAGTGAGTGTAAGAGATTTGGGTGTAAATCCGGTAACAATTGATTTACTTTATCAAATTGGTGTAGGTAGTACATTTTCATTAGTTGCGGGGACAACATTTAATAATTCTTGTCAAAGTAACATCGGATCAATTACAGGATTAACAAATGGAGATACTGTAACATTCTCAACAGGTAACACGGCACCAATTAATGGACAATCAGGAACAGGAAACTGTCCAGCATTTGCGGGGTCAAATGGGTTATACACATACACAATTACACAATCAAGCGGAACCGAGGGGGTTTCATTAACAATCGACACAGACAGTCCTTTATAATAAAACGATAAAATAACCTATATATTTATTTTAAAAAATGATATATTTATTTAAAAGATTAAACTTAAAAAACTATGGCGTATAACGTATTTTTTACAATATCAGGAGCAGGTTCAGATACCGGCCCATTTAACATTTCAGGTACCACTAATACAGGTACGGTTGTTTTAATTCAAAGTAATGTCGCAAAGGCAACTTTGGAAGGTGGTTATGAAGTAACTATTTCGAATGATAATATTACGGGAGGAACAATCCAAAGTGTTGGCACTTGTACAACATCACAACCGTGGGAAAAACCATCTATGTGGTTGTCAGTTTATGCTAGAGATGTAAACGCGGGAGGTGCGACATTAACCTATGCTGTAAGTTCTGATGGTATTAATTACGGAGTTCCAGAACCTATTCCAGATACTATACCATCTACATGTCAAAACTTTTATACGATAACAGGATTGGTTCAGGGTGACTATGTAAAATTTGGAACAACTAGTAGTCACGTTATGAGTGGAGCAGATAACACCACATCATGTCCAACACAATCTGGTAGCAACGTGGAATATATAACAACAATTAACACACCATCACCTGACTCTGTTGCGATTACAATTAATAGTGGTATCACACCATAACAATAAAGATTTTTTATTATAAAATACCCCTTTATTTAAAGGGGTTTTTTGTTTAAATTTTTATTATTGATATTTATAATAATAAAAAATATAAAATAATATTTATACGATATGGCTAATATTAATGTAGAAGTGGATTTAGGGACGGTTGGTTCCGATATTACAGGATACACCGTATCCATTTCTGGTTGCACTGGAGGATCTTGTGGTAGTGGATGTTCAAGTTTGTCACCATCACAATTTAATGTAGATGATTTTCCGCAAATAATTAGTATTCCCGACAATACAGTATCTTTATTTGTCTTAGTTGATAGTGGACCGTGTTCAGGAACAACACAATGTATATCAGTAAACATCGTTACACCAACACCAACTGTTACGATTACACCAACATTTACACCAACTATTACACCAACCGTTGAAGACGTGGTAACACCGACTCCAACTGGAACTATAACACCGACTCCAACTAGAACTATAACACCAACATTAACAAACCCTGTTATATATACATTTAGTTTAGGATACAACGTTAGTACTGGAATCGATGCTTGTTCTGATTTCTTCAGTAGTCCAACAAACTACTACTCGTATAACCCACCACCGTTAGTTAACGGAACTATTTTATACACAGGAAGTACATACCCATTAACAGGAAACGCTATAACAGGTTATTATTCTGATGGAACTAATTATGGTTATGTGCCAGGAAATAGTGGTGTGATTACTGATTTAGCATCATGTCCAACGGTTACTCCGACCCCGTCAATTACACCAACCGTAACACCACCAATTTTAAATGAATTTTACATAGCTTCTCCTGTGGATAGAAGTTTAACCGGAACAACATATTGTTCTAGTCCGGGATATGTTATGTCTGGAGTGGTACTATCAGAATCTTCAACAATTTCGGGAATGTTATTTAATCCAATATATGATTCTAACGGTGATCCATTCATTGGACCAGGATCCCCATATGCGTATGCAATTAGTACCATACAATCTCAAAACACATTTGACCTTGGAGCGTGGAATTGGATTGAAATAGACTCAATGGGAGTTGTTACTGATGTGGGATTACAATCATGTAGTGGTGGAGGTGGACCAGTATAAAATAAAATTATATTTATAACATATGAGTTTTTTAGATAGTAATAATTCAGAGTTTTTATCCGCAAGAATAACCCAAAAGGGAAGAAATTCTATTGCCAAGGGTAACTTCAATATCGAGTATTTTCAAATAGGTGATTCTGAATTTGATTACAATTTGATTTATTCAGGATTAACAGGACAAACAACACATCAAAAAGTTTTATCACCCGTTGATAAAGAGACGGGAGTTAAATATCCATATAAGATAAGTTCATCAACAAGTGGAACAACCTATGGAACACCGGTTGATAGATCATCAACAGATACAATTAGAAATATAATGGGACCTGCTGGTTTTGTTTCTGAATATAATGAATTTGTCTCTTGTACAGGAATATCTACAACAATACAATGTGAAACACAAGTTATTGACATTACATCTTTAACAGGTGGTACTTCTATTCAAGTATTAACAGGAACAAGTTTTAATGAATGTGAATACATCACAGTTGTATTTGATGAATTTTGTACCACAACAAGTGCAATCTCAGGTAATTCAAGTAGTTTAATTTATAAAATAGAAAGTGTTTCAGGTAATACATTAAATTTAGATAGAAATACTCCAAACTTCACAGGGTTAACAGGAAATATACAAGTAGTATGTAATAAATGTGAAATAGAATATCCAGCAAGTGAGGCGGTAGATGGATGTTTACCATATCCGGTAGATAATTTGGATCAACAAAATCCATGGACCCTAAACATAGTGTGGGGACAGAAACCAATTGGGTCTGATGTTGGAACAACAAATGAAAGTTTATCAGGTTATATGGGAAACAGATTTATTTCCACAAAAGAATTCTTAGGTTACACATCAACAGGACAAACTTTTGAAAATTTAACAGGAGGTACAATAACAGGATTTAGTTCTACAAGCGTTGGTACTGGATTTAAAAACTCATTTAATGAATTAGTCGAGGTAACACCAAAAGAACAAAGAAGTATTGCAATTATACATTATTCCGAGTTAGGAGACTTAATTAATGAACCTGACAGATTTTACAAATATGATGATTATATCAGTTATGATAGTGGTGAATTAGTTTCATTAGCTGTAGATAGAGACGATAATGATATAACAGACTCAGAATACTTCGAAGTTTATATTCCATTCATATACTATCATAGAAATACTGGTTCAACATATGGAGCAATTTTCTATATGGATTCTACCGATTATTATATTAGATCCACAAAAAATGATAGGCACGATTTATTATTTAGATATCTAATTGATGAACAAGGTAATAAAGTGGGTAAAGTATTTCCTAAAAATAAAATAGTCGTTTTTGATGACCAAGAATTAGTTGCGGTATTAGATTATAGAAGTAATAGAAAATACACGTTAGGTGCACCAAAAGTAACAGCGGTACCAAGTAATAATGTAGTTGCAAATTCGATTATTAGTGGTACAACAGGTCAGACTTTTTACATTACATACATGTTGTCTGAAACAGATTCAACGACATCATCACTCAATACGTTACCATCAAATTACTATGTTAAACTTTCTGTTAATAATACAGGTGACACTTCATATCAAACAGTAACATATCCTTCAGATATAAATGTTAGGTTTAGTGGTAGTACATTTGATTTCTTTAGTAGTTCAGGATTTTTAACCGAACTAAAACCCAAACGTTTCTATATCTTAATACAAGAAACAACTGAAAATACTGATAGATTACCAAACTCAGATGATTGGAAAATAATTGATTATACTACAGAGGCTGGTGGTTCATCATTATCTGGTTTAACTGGTACAACTTTCACAATCAGTTATAGTGATTTTACAGGTGCAACAAGTTTTGATTTGGAAACATTTATGGGATCAAATTATTTACTAACAGGAACAACAACAGACTCACAATTTGGTGACGAACAACCTTTTCCTGGTAGTGTTAGGCTTGTAAGAGCGTCGGATGTGGAACAAATGAACTTCTTAGTTAATTTACCGTCGGGTACATTTGAGACAACACAAAATCCCACATACACATCAGGTAGTAAATATATTACCGAAATTGCTTTATTGAATTCAAATAAAGAAGCGTTAGTAAAAGGTAAAACCGCAATTCCAGTTAAAAGAGAAGGAACACAAGTTTTTTCACTTAGATTAGATTTTTAATATTTACTTATCAAAAAATATTACTTATATATTTTGATATGAGCATAGATATTAAATTTAAGAACAAACCAAAGATTTTAGGATTGGACATATCAACCAAAACCATAGGATTTGCATTATTCGACATTACGGGTTCAAAATTACTTGAACTTACTCATTTTTCCCCAAAAATAAAACCGCAACCTGAGGATAAGATTGAAGAGTTAATCAAAAAGGCGGATACATTTAAAAAACATCTTGAAGGTTATAAGGATATGGGGATTACAAGAGTTATCATTGAGGAACCCCTATTACAATCTAATAACATTTATACAGTTGGTACACTTTTAAGATATAACACCTTAATTTTAAAAAATTGTTATGATATTTTAGGAGTTTTACCAACGTTCATATCTACTTATAATGCAAGAAAATTTGCATTTCCTGATTTAGTTGGTAAAAATGATAAAAATAGAAATGTTTTATTTGGGGGATATCCAAAAGATATAGATAAAAAACATGTTATTTGGGAACATGTAAATTCAGTTTGTTCTGATGTTAATTGGTTATACGGAAAAACTGGTAACCTTAGAAAAGAAAATTATGATATGGCTGATGCTGCAACTGCGGTAATTGGTTATATTAATATGATAAAAGAAGAAAAAACATTTAAATAATTTTTTTTTAAAATTATTTATGTTATATTTATTATTGTAGGACGGGACGTGTAGAAATACATGTTTAGTTGGTTCCCCGGGGAGTGGTGTACCCGGGGATTTTTTTTTGCAAAATTTTTTTCCTATATTAATAATTAACTATGATGGAAAAGGAAATAGATTACTCGGGCGTTGTGGATATCTTGGAAGACATTTTTGGTGATTATAAATCCCATAATGACTACCGAGGACAAATTTCTTTTGATTGTCCTGTCTGTTCATATGAAATAAAAGGATTAGAAGATGGTGACGGAAAAGGTAATCTCGAGATAAACTATAAAAATAGTGTTTATAAATGTTGGGTATGTGCAGAATCACATGACACATACGGGTCATTATTTAAACTACTCAAAAAGTACGGAACATCTAAACAACTTAAAAAATATCAGTTATTAAGACCTGAAGATGTTGACTCACCTAAAAGAGTCTATAAACAAATAAGACTACCAAAAGAATTCATACCATTTAAAAATGCTAGTGTCGGTTTAAAATTAACACCACAATTTAAACAAGCTTGGAGTTATATTAAAAATAGAAATATTACCGAAGAACAAATAGAGAGATTCAATATTGGATTTTGTCATGAAGGTTTATATGAACATAGAATAATTATTCCATCTTACGATGGAGATAATAATTTAAATTATTTTATTGCTCGTTCATACTTGAGTAAGACAAAAATGAAATATAAAAATCCAGAAGTGGATAAGGAAAGTTTGTTATGGAACGAACATTTAATAAATTGGGACGAACCAATCTTTATTGTTGAAGGGGCTTTTGATTCTATATTTTTAAATAATTCAATTCCAATGTTGGGAAAATATATGACAAAAAACCTTTTTAATAGACTTTATGATTCGGCTAAAAAGATTATAATTGTTTTAGACCCAGATGCGTGGATTGATGCTGAAAAATTGTTTCATAAATTAAATTGCGGAAAATTAATGGGTAAAGTTTGGATAGTTAAATTAGAGGGTGATAAAGATATTGCAGACTTAAAAGGTGATTTAAGTCAGCACGAAATAAAACAATTAGATTAATGAATTTAAAAGAAATATCAAAAGAGATAAATGATTTATTAGAACAAAGAAGAAATGAATTAGATATAACTTTTGTTGAAGAAGAACACATATATTACATGAGAGATACTGATGGTGTTTTGAGAAAAACATTTCCATCTGTATCTAAATTAATTAAAAAGTTTCATAAACCATTTGATGCTGAGGGTACAGCACTTAGAATGTGCAATGGTGATCCAGAGTCCGCTGCTCAATTACAAGAACAATGGAAACAACTTGGTAATTACGCAACTAATATGGGTAGTAGAGTTCATTTTGAATTAGAAATTGAGGCAATTAATAGAAATGGAAATTACAAAGATGTTAGACAACCCATATTTGAATGTGACGATGCTCAATTAACTAAAAGTAATAGTATGATTGTTGCAGGTAAACAATTTCTATCACTAATGGAAGAAAGGGGTGCTGTTTTATTAGATACAGAAATAGTACTCGGAGATAATGAACTAGGGTATACTGGTCAACCTGATAAATGTTGGTTAATGTTAAATAAAGAAAAAACTGACTTTGGTTTAGTAATAACAGATTGGAAAACAAATCAACCCAAAAATTTCGAAATACAACATTATACGGGTAGAATGTATTCGCCATTTAATGAGTATCACGACACCGCATTGGGTCATTATTATTTACAATTACCATTTTATGCTAGGTTAATATTGAAAATGTTAAAGGGTACAAAATATGAAAATTTAAAATTATTAGGTTGTGTAATTGTTTTATTAAAAGAGGATGGCACGTATATAGAATATAAAGTACCTCAAAAAGTCAATAAAATGGTAATGGATTTAGATTTAACAAAATATATAAGTTATGGTAAAAAGAATTATACATATCGCTGATATTCATATAAGAACGTTTCAATTACATGAATTATATAAGGAACAGTTCAATAAACTTATCACTGAATTAGGTAATAAAGTTTATGAATGGGCAGAAGAAGGTGTTAATTGGGATGAGATAAGAATTGTAATTGCTGGAGATATTGCGCATCAAAAAATTAATATTTCTAATGAACAATTAATGTTAACTAGTTGGTTTATTAAAAAATTGACTGACTTTGGTAAAGTTATTATTATTCCTGGTAATCATGATTTTTTAGAAAACAACACACAAAGGTTAGATAGTATAACACCAGTTGTAGAGTTACTTAATAGTCCCCATATTAATTATTTAAGGGATAGTGGACCTTACATTGATGATAATATTCAGTGGGTGGTTTATTCATTATATCAACACAATGAAAGACCTAAATTTGAAAGACAATCCGGTAAGTTTAATGTTGGATTGTTTCATGGGGTAATCCAAGGAATGTCCACAGATGTTGGGTTTAAATTTGAAGATGGGTATGATAGTTTAAATTTTGTGGATTTAGATTTACTATTATGTGGTGATATTCACAAAAGACAACAATTCAAACTTCCAAACGGAGGCAAGGGAATTATGATTGGTTCATTGATTCAGCAAAATTTTGGTGAAACCGTAAAACATCATGGATATGGTATGTATAATGTTGAAACAGATGATTATATTTTTTATGATTTAGAAAACGAACAACCATTTTTACATTTCTCAATTAAAGATATAACAGATATTGAAAAAGAAAAAGAAGAATTAGTAAACTTAGGATAATATGAAAATTAGTATAATATATCCAACAAGAAAAAGATATGATTTATTTGTAAAATCAACCGATAGTCTAATTGAAAATTGTTCAGATTTAAACAATTTAGAAATATTGGTTGCAATGGATGATGACGATATTGAAACTATTGAAAAAACAAAAAAATACATTATCAATAAACCGTTTATTAAGTTGTTTGTATCGGAAAGACATTTCTATAAAAACTTAAATCTATATGTTAATAGTGCGGCTGAAGTTGCAACAGGTGAGTTTTTATTATTATGGAATGACGATTGTATTATGGAATCAAAAAATTACGATTTAATAATGGATAAATATAAAAGTCAATTTGTTGTTGTAAATCCACTTGTTGTTAATCATGAAGAATATTGTAGAAAAGATAATCAAATGTTATTCCCAATTATTCCTAAAGAATGGGTTAACATAACAGGAAGGTGGTCTAATAGTGGTGCTTGTGATAGTTGGGTTCAAATGATAAGTAATGAATTAAATTTATCTATTTATGAAGACGATATTAAAATTTTTCATGATAGATATGATTTAACAAAAAATAATCATGATGAAGTTTATGAAGAATCTTGTTTAGATAAAAATTATATAGCGTTTCATAGTTTTTTTACTGACGAAAAACATAAAGAAAGGATGGAGGATTTAGACTTAATTAAAGACTATCTAAACAAACAAACACAGAGTGAGTAATTTTAAAAATAAAAAAACATTAAATTTAGATAATGAATTTATACAATATTGTGAAATAAACAATATTAAGGATGTTGATAAACTTGCAAAACAGACATTTAATAATGGGTTTTCATTATTAAAATATCCTGACACACCGATTAAATCAACTAAGGAAAAAATAGTAGAAAAAGAAATTATTAAAGAGGTTCCAGTTGAAAAAATTGTTGAGATTATTAAGGAAGTAGTGGTAGAAAAGATTGTTGAAAAAGAAGTCATCAAAGAAGTGCCAGTTGAAAAGATTGTCGAAGTAATAAAAGAAGTACCCATTAAGGTTAAGGGAGATAAACAAATTATTACAAAAGAAGTCATCAAAGAGATTAAAGTTGAAGTACCTGTAATAAAAGAAATAGTAAAGGAGGTAATCAACACAAAAGAAATAGATGAATTAAGAAAAGAAAACGAAAAATTAAAAAATGAATTGGATAAAATAAATCAATCATTAGATAGATTTAATAAAGCAAAATACATGAAGAATAGTGACTTAGGTAGTTTGTATTCTGAATAAAATTACGTATATTCTTATAAAATATAAAATTATGGAGATATTGTTTTTATGGGTGCTAGCAGCATATGGTATGACAAACATTTTAGTTTGGGGTTCAATTTTTGAAAAATTTAGAGAGTGGATTGTTAAACATTCTAAATTTTTTGGTGATTTAATCACCTGTACACTTTGTACATCCACTTGGGTTGGGTTTTTTATGTCACTTGTATTAGGTGGGTTAACAATTACTTTTATACACACTCATTGGTTAATCGGTTTATTTTTTGACGGAATGTTTACCGCGGGTTCAGTTTGGGCTGTTAACGCAATAATTGAGTTTTTTGAAGAAAGTAGATTAAACAATAAATAATGCCATTTTTAAGAGGCACTAGTTTTAATGATGGACCTGTTAGACAGGCGGTCATTAATTTCTTCAGTAAAAAATTTAAATTGTTGTTAAATGAAACACCACATGAAATGAGGGTGATAGATTTAACAGGATCCACTAAAACACAAATTGGAGTTGAAGTTGAGGGAGGAGGGTGGTCCGGTGGATTTTGGGAAAATGAAAAATATTCACTAATTTCAGGTTTACCATTTAAGACTATAAACATACCAATTAGAAAAGAAAAATATTGGTTAGATGAATACTATTTTTATGGAAAACTTAAGGTAAACCCAACATCTAAAAACAATATTTTCGTAAGGTCAAATAAAGACTTTACACAAATGATTGTTATTAGACCTGAAACAATAAGAGACCAAAAAAAATTAATTAGAACCAAGTTTCAACCTAATAATAGTGATGAAGTCGAAGAATGGTTATCATTTAGAAAAGAACACGTAGAAACCTATAATTTAAAAGAGGGCAAATGGGTCCTTGATAAAAATCATGAAATACAATAATCCATTTATTAAAGTTACTTGGGAAGATAACCCTGAAAATTTCACTCCTGAAAAAATCAGAAGAGTTAAATCTTATTTTCAAGACAAATATAAAACCAAGTCAATACAGGTCATCACCAAAAGTTTGATAGATAAATCCAATATTAAATTGGAATCATTGGAGGCATCTGATAATATATTGGATCAACAATATCAAAAAAACTTGATGAAGGATTTCATCAAAGAAAATAACATTACAACTAAATGGGAACTATTAGATAGATTAGATAATAGGGTTAATGGTGAAATCGATAAACTAAATGAAAACAAAGTTAGATATAACAAGTGGTATGTAAAAAAAATACAATTTTCTAATTTTTTATCATTTGGGGATAGTAATGAAATTGATTACACTGAATTAGATGGGATTACAGTAATTGAATCCACACCTAAGAATTTTGGTGGTAAATCTACATCGTCTGTTGATCTCCTAATGTTTTTATTTTTTAATTCTACAACGAA